AGATGACGTCGAGTCTCGTGGGCTCGGAGATGTGTATAAGAGACAGGTACTAAAGGTTATGCAATCGGCTGGGACGACGAGATTATCGACCCAGGGGAGCCAGAGTTTGTTCTGCTCACGCCTGGCGTCTACGACTTTACCGTCACAGGCTTTGAACGTGGACACTTCGACGGCAGCGAGAAGATGGACGCTTGTTCCATGGCCAAGCTGACGCTCAGGTGTTCCAATGGTGTCCAGGAGACTACCGTATTTACTAACTTGTTCTTGTCCAGTGCGGTGGCTTTCAAGCTGTCCAAGTTTGCCAAGTCCATCGGTGACATGCCCGCGGGAAGCACTTCAGGCCAGAAGTTCCACGTTGATTGGAACAATATCATCGGCAAGAGCGGCAAGTGCAAGATTAAGACGCGCGTATACAACGGCAAGGACTACAACGAGGTGGACGACTTCATTGTTCCAGATCCAGCAAACGCACCTGCAGCCGCACCCGCGCCAACTCCAATGCCACAGGCTGTACCGCTGCCCAACTATTATGCTCAACCACAGCCACAGACACAGCAAGCGTACGCACAGCCACAGCAGGCTACAATTCCTGCCCAGAGCGTTGTACAACCTCAACAGCCTAGCCAGTATCAGGGGCTGTAATTATGGAGCTGAGACCCTATCAGGTCGAGGCGGTGGAGTCAGTGTTCAGAGAGTGGGAGCAAGGTCGAAAACGAACCCTTTTAGTTCAAGCAACCGGAACGGGTAAGACCATATGCTTCGCTGAGGTCGTCCGTCGTGTGGCATCACGCGGCGGGCGTTCCCTTATCCTGGCGCACCGCGGTGAGCTTCTAGAGCAAGCCGCGACAAAGATTGAGCAAACCGCCAATCTGAAATGTGCATTGGAGAAGGCGGAGAATACCAGTCTCAACTCCTGGACATCGGTCACGGTTGGTTCGGTTCAAACGCTCATGCGCGAGAGTCGGCTGTCACAGTTTAGACCGGATGCCTTCGACTGTATCGTGGTTGATGAAGCTCACCACACACTGGCGGAAGGATACACCCGCATCCTCGACCACTTTAATAACACCAACGTTCTGGGTGTTACTGCAACCGCCGACAGAGCCGACCGCAAAGACCTCGGCGAGGTATACGATTCCATCGCCTACGAGTACGACATGGCACACGCCATCAATGACGGGTACCTTTGTCCGATTGAAGCCGAGATGGTACCTCTACAGGTTGACCTGTCGAGCGTATCAGTAACGCATGGCGACTACCAAGCTGGACAGCTTGGAGACGCGCTGGAGCCATACCTGGACGCAATTGCGGACGCTATGGTTACGCGCTGCCAAGACAGGCGCACGGTGGTGTTTCTGCCGCTTATTAGGACAGCTAAGAAGTTCACAGAGAAGCTTATCGAGCGCGGGCTCACGGCGTGCGAAGTGGATGGCCAAAGCGAAGACCGCGAGGAAATTCTCTCAGACTTTAACCGCGGAAAGTACCAAGTACTCTGCAACTCCATGTTGCTCACGGAAGGCTGGGACTGCCCCGCGGTGGACTGTATCGTGTGCCTTCGTCCAACCAAGAGCCGAAGCTTATATGTTCAGATGGTTGGCCGTGGCACGCGTCTCTCGCCTGAGACAGGTAAAGAGAAGCTTCTTTTACTTGACTTTCTATGGATGACGGGACGCCACAATTTGGTACGCCCGGCGGCACTTTTCGCCACATCTGACGAAGTGGCCAAGCGCATAACCGAGATGACGCAGGAAGCTGGGTGCGCTATAGATCTCTTAGGCGCAGAACCAATCGCTGAGCAAGATGTGGCCTTAGAGCGTGAGCTTGCGGTGGCGGCGGAGCTTGAGCGTATGCGCAAACGCAAAGCGCAATTCGTGAACCCTCTGCAGTACGCGGTCAGTATTTGCGACTTAGATCTGCAGACCTTCGAGCCGTCGTTCGCGTGGGAAGAAAACCCCGCAACAGATGCGCAATCCAAGCAGTTAGAGAAGCTTGGCATTGACCCGGCCGGCATGACGCAGGGATATGCGGAGCTGGTGCTGAAGAAAGCACACGAGCGCATCGACGCACATCTGGCCACGCCTAAGCAGGTGCGCATGTTGGAGCGCAAGGGCTTCCAGCATCCGGGGCTTTGGACGTTTGAGCAAGCCAGCCACATGATGAGCCGCTTGGCCATGAACCGCTGGATTGTTCCGCGCGACATCAACCCCGCAACGTATGATCCAAACAACTAAAAGGAGCAGAGATGACAATTAACATTGGCATTCCACAGATTATTTGGCTTGTTATGGCTGTTTTTGGGTTAATTTACGAGATTATCAACCACGGCAAGCCACGTGAGCCGCACAATGCCTACACTTTCGCGATTAGTATAGTAATTTCTTTTCTGCTGCTCTATTGGGGCGGCTTCTTCGGCTAGGAGGTTAAATGGAAGGTATCGAGTCACTCATCATTGCTATTATTGCTTCTATTCTTTTCGTTCTTGCGGTAGCTGTTACTGCTCCAGTTGCAATTTACGTATCCCGAAAAATTAACGATTTACTGAATTAAATCAGTATTTATTTAATTCCCATTTTTACAACCAAATAGAAAGGTTTAACCATGAAGAGACTTCTTCAATGGCTGGCTGTTGCTGTCTTTGCGGTGCTGGTATTCGTTCCAGCACTCGCACAGGCTCAGACGGTACCAACCACAATCACCAGCTTTAGAGTTACAGACAAGAACAAGCAGGACTTAACCTCTGCATTCACGAACCAAGACATCTATTTAACCGCTTCTTGGCAGGCACAAGGTGAAGTCCACGAGGGCGATACATTCTCGCTTGCTATCCCTGATATTCTCGACTTCCCAGCAACAAACGCAGCAAGTTTCAACATTTATGCGCCCGATGGTGCCGTCATGGCAAACGCACAAGTCACGCCAGGACGCGTCACAATCACCTACACATCATGGGTCGAAGGCAAGGACAACGTACAAGGTACGCTATGGCTTGCCGCCCACGTTAAGGCTGGCGCAGCAGCAGGAACAACCACGCTAAGGCTTATCGATGAAGCCACGGGGCAAGTTGTCGAGACCAGCTTCGAGACAAAGCATTACGGCATTATCCAGCACGAAGTCATTGCGAAGTGGGGCGTCAAAACCGACCACGGAACAGTTGAGTGGTCAGTACGACTCAACCACGCAGCGGATAACCTCACGAACGTTGTACTAGAGGACACAGCGCAAGAAGGTACACGCATTATCCCTGGCTCATTCCGTCTCTACCGCGTTCATATGGACGCATACAGCAACATTGACCCTGCAAGCTGGGTGCGTATCAACGTTCCCGAGCCAACAATCAACGGAAACAGCTTCATTTGGGACTTGAGCGGCGTTGACTTCCAAGGCGTTCAATACTTCATGTATTACGAGACAGAAGGAACAGAGACTACCTCAAACTCTATCCAGCTAAAGAGCCGCGAGACTACGCAGGGCTCACGCTACCAGTACGTAAGCCAGGACAGCGGCGGCAACGGCAATGGTGACAATCGACCACAGCCAACTGAGCCAGTAACGCCCGAGCCACAGCCCGAACCAGAGACACCGCCAACACCTACACCCGAGCCAGTGCCAACACCACAGGATAGCGACCCCGAGCCACAGCCCGAGCCAGTAAAGCCAGCGAAGAAGGCAAAGAAGAAGGCGGCATTACCAAACACGGGAGACACAAACTGGGATTACTACTACGGCGCACTAAACATGTGCCTTGGTGTGCTTATTGGTGGCTTTCTTACGTTCAGCGGCATGTATCTAAACCGAAAGAGGGACTAATTATGGATCTTGCAGAAATCGGAATGTCAGCATTCGACGCTGAGCTTCTGAAGGCGCTATCTAAAGACTTCTATAACATTGGCCGCGAAGAAGGCTTCGACGTAGGATTTACCGCGGCACTTTGCACCATTGTCTCAGTGGGCAAAAAAGAAAGCGCAGAGGATGCGGTGAAGTACGCGGAAGACTTTATCAACGGCCCACTCGCTAACGAAGAAGCAAAGACAAGATTCGACGAGCTCGCAGATTTGTCCGCAAGTCTAGGACTAGGAGATGTATTGAAATGAACCTCGATGAATACACAGACAAGCTCGCGGAGCTTGCTGCAGAAGATGTCACGGAGAGCGACCTTCATTTTCTAAAGGGTAGAAACGTGTACCTGTCTGGACCAATCACGGGCGTGAAGGGGTACAAATACCCCTTCATCTTTGTGGAGAAAGTTCTGAGCAAGGTAAGCGATGGCATGGTGTTCAACCCAGCCACAGAGATACCTTCAGACTCTCCATACGAGGCCGCCATGGCCACGTGTCTACAGGCTCTATCGCTTAGAGTTCGAGACGGTGAAGACGAGCCCTATTATCCGATGTATGAGGTAATGATTCTTCTTTCTGGATGGACGAAGAGCAAGGGCGCGCAGATTGAAAAACGCGTGGCCGAGGCATGTGGTATTGAGGTCGTCGAAATGCCATCGAACAAGGCATTCACGAAAATCATGCCTTTTTACCGTGCGCTTATAAGCGTGGTGGAAAATTATGGGAAATAGAGACGACCACAAAGACCTCCTGGAAGCGCTTAGTTGGATAGACCCCTCAGAGCTTGATTACCAACAGTGGGTGGACTGTGGCATGGTGCTCCATGAGTCCGGCTTTTCATGGCAGGATTGGGACGCGTGGAGTCGCATGGATATCTACCGCTACCACGAGGGCGAGTGCGAGCGTAAATGGAAGAGCTTCGGTAATTCTCCTTCACGCGTTAAAAGTGGAACCATTATCGCGTTCGCGCGTGCTCGTGGTTGGTCGCCAGGCACGAAGAGTTATGCCATTGGTTGGGACGATGAAATCATTGACCCGGGCGACGCCTTCGGCATTACACCAGACTGGGCGGATGAGGTTGACGTTGATGTTATGGACGGTGAGTGGGACCAAGCTAAAGACTTGACGGACTACCTGGCGGCGGTGTTTGAGGATTCCGATAACGTATGTTACGTCAATGAGGTCTATGAAAAAGACGGCAAGTATATGCCAAAGCGTGGGCACTGGGACAGAAACGCAGGAGAGCTTCGAGAGGAGCTCTCCAAATGTGGCGGAGACCTTGGTAAGGTACTGGGCGACTGGAACCCGGAAGCGGGCGCATGGATCTGCTTTAATCCGGTAGACGGTAAGGGACGCTCCAACCAAAACATCACCGAGTTCAGATACGCCCTTGTTGAGTCTGACACGCTGGAAGTGGAGAAGCAGCTTGGCATGATCCAGGCGATGAAGCTTCCGTGTGTGGCCGTGGTGTCAAGTGGCAACAAGAGCGTCCACGCTATCGTCCACATTGACGCGGGAAGCGATGAAAGTCTGTACAGAAAGCGCGTAGAAAAACTGTACCAGTTCTGCGCGCGCCGTAAGTTTTCGCCAGACATGGCCAACAAGAACCCCAGCCGTCTCTCACGTATGCCAGGCATCACGCGTGGCGAGAATCGTCAGAGACTCTTAAAGCTCAACATTGGCTGTAAGGACTGGGATGAATGGGAGAAGTGGGCGGACGAGTCAGAGGATGACCTCCCAGACGAAGCCGACTGTTCAGACTGGGACGAGCCGGTTGAGTTGAACGCGCCGCTTATTGGTATCGAGGGCGCGGGACTTCTGCGCCAGGGCCAGAAGATGATTCTCACAGGCGACTCTAAGATGGGTAAATCCTACGCGCTGATTGACTTAGCCGAAGCGGTCTGCACAGGTAGCACGTGGCTGGGTATGCCATGTATCAAAGGACGCGTTTTATACGTAAACTTGGAGATTGAAGCGAATGAGTTTAGGCAGCGTCTCCATACGGTTTGGGACGCTCGTCATGGTGATAAACAGCCTGGCGCGCTCGATGATTTAAAGACCAATTTTTATTCATGGAATCTGCGCGGTAAGGCTCGCCTTATGAAGGACTTAACGCCCCTTTTAATTCGGCGTGTTTTGGCACGTGGCGAGAAGGGTTTTTTCACCATGGTCATCGTTGACCCGGTCTATAAGGTCAACGGCGGAGACGATAACGACTCACGTATGGTGGCAGAGTTTACCAACGCCATCGACCGTATCACCGAGGAATGCGGATGCGCTGTTGTTTATGCGCACCACCATCCAAAGGGTACAGCCGGCCAGAAGAAGGCAATGGACCGCATGAGTGGCTCTGGCGTCTATGCACGTGACGCGGACTCAATGTGTGACTTCACACCGCTGGAGATTCCGGAGGAGTTTCGCCGCACACGCTTGAATGATTGTCCGGCGTATCGCATATCCATGACTACGAGGAGCTTTCCGACACCGCCAGAGCGTGACGTCATCTTCAAGTGGCCAAGGTTCTACGACGACCCAACAGGCATGCTCGCCAAGTTTGAGACGGAAGGCGCTGACCCGTTTGCCAAGGGCCGCGAGAGTAAGCTGGCGAAGAACCACCGCATTCAGAAGGAAGCGGCGGAGCTGATGCAGGACGCTTACGATGCGGCGGTGGCGGATGGTTGCGCGGACGATAACGGATACGTCACCCAAGAGGATCTGCTCGAGAGAATTGGCACGCGTATAGACCCCGAGGGGTACGAAGTGAAGCCTTCCGCACGCGATATTCAGTACTGGACGAAGCAAGATTGGTGTCCGATTGGGAAGACAAAAATCGACGGAATTGGCTGGCGCGGACGGAAAAAGAAAATAACCGTGTATTTTGACGCCATTTCCGCAGCTGAACAAGGCTTTTTAGATGATAAAGATGAATGATGTGAAGAAAAACGGGACACCGCTTATATAGGTATATCTCCCTATATTGGTGGTAATGGTGATTTTTCGTCATCTTCGTGTGTGTACGCCCACAGGCTAGGCAATTGGCGCCAAGGGCGCGCGCCAATCGCCCTACGCTATGTGTTTCGCTACGCCCGTGGTGCGTCACACAGCTAAAGATTCTTCCGCGCGCGCCCGCGTAATTGGCGCGGTTCCATTTTCTGAGATTCACGATTCACGATTAGGAGATTGATTGATGTGGTTGACCCAAGAAGAAGCGCGGACGGCCGTACAAGCCACGCAGAGCCCGCACAAGACGCGAAAAGGCGTGTGTCGGCATTCTTGCCCATGAAGCCGCCGAGCGTGACGCACAACGCCCTTCTGGCGTACATCGTGGGCGGTGGTAAAGGAATGCACGCCGCCATCCGGAAGTCGGACGAACTGAAGACCGCAGAAGATCTGATTTGTGTGTGGCTGAAGTCGGTCACGAAGGTGTCGGAGAATTTCCAGCCGCTCACGGGACCTTTGCGTTGCGTGGTGAAGTGGTGCTTCCCTGCGAGCCCTAAGCATCCCGATGGCAGCCCCATGACGGAGAAGCCGGACATGTCGAACATGCTGAAGACGTTTGAAGACTGTCTGACCAGGTGTGGAATAATTGAAGACGACCGCTTTATCTGCAGCGAGAGTCTCGACAAAGGCTACGCTAACATCATGGGCATCTATTTCTCGGTCGAGGAATTATAGGAAAAGGCGAGGTAGTGGCATGACTGGGCTGGAATGGTGGGAGAGTGTTAGGCAGGCCGCGAAAGACATTGAAAGCGCTCGCAACAGGTTAAACGCCGTTAGAGAGCCTTTGAAGGCTTGTAGCGGCGCGGGAGCTAAGAATTCGACTTCTGACCCGACGGCGCGTGTAAGCATAGCGGAGATTAGCGCACAGGCGTTTCTAGAGGGTTTGTTAGACGAATTGGAGAGCGTCATTCTTGACGGTTGCTCCGCGTGCAACACAATCGGAGATGCGCTCGGCCAAGACGCGGCCCTCGTGATGCAGCTGTACTTCGTCGAAGGTTACACGTGGGCGGAGACGGCCAAGAGGGCGCACGTTTCCATGCGTCAAGCGTTCAAGCTGCGCGAACGTTCTTTGGAGTTTACAAACACGGTGGGTATTGCTAAGCTGTGTATAAAGCAAGAAGAATATTCATAAATCGTGCATAATCTTGCAGTTATATTCATATTAAAACGTGCTATCTTGATACCGTAGGAATGTACGAAAGTTAACAAAGCGACTCGGGCGCTCTCAGAAATGAGGGCGCTTTTTTGTTAGCTCAATATTCATTTTTATGCATAAGTGGAGATGTTTATACAAATGGGTGTATCGTCATCAAGCAAAGAAAAACTCGAAGACTATGAAGCATTCGTTGAGAAGTTCAAACCAAAGCTGACCACCGACGATTGCTTTACCCCCCCCCGCGGTGTATGACGCCGTACTTGAGTGGGTGCGAGACAAGTATGATCTAGGCGACGCGCCAATCATCCGACCATTCCGCCCAGGCGGAGACTATCAGAGCGAGGAATATCCAGAGGGTTGCGTTGTTGTAGACAACCCGCCTTTCTCTATCCTGGCATCCATCCGCCGTTGGTACACAGAGCGCGGCATCAAGTATTTTCTGTTTGCGCCGTCGCTCACCATCTTCATGCGCGACATGATTGATTGCGCGGTATGCACGTTTGCAAACATTGAATACGCTAACGGCGCCAAGGTGCGCACCTCATTCGTTACGAACCTCGACACACACAACGCAGCAATCACCACGCCGGAGCTGAAGGACATTATCGAGGAAGCATGCAAGCAAGAAAACAAACAGCAACCGAAGCTCAACTATCCGAAGTGTGTCCTTATGGCCACGCGCTTAGGAAGACTATCCAGCAAAGGCGAAACGATAGAGATTCCCAAAACTGATACGTACTTCATTCGACAGCTTGAAAGCCAGAAGCCACTGCGAAAAGCGATGTATGGTGCTGGCTTTCTTTTGTCGAGCGATATGACGCGCAGGCTGGCACGAGCAGAGGCACGAGCAGAGGCACGAGCAGAGGCACGAGTGGAAGAGTATACGTTTACTCTCTCCGAGCGTGAGTTGGAAATTATTAGGGAGCTAGATGGCAAGACTAAACAATCCGAACGCGGCGAAGAACTTAACGCCTAACAGTCAGCGCACCAAGGCCGAGCTGAGCGAGATAGGCAAGAAGGGCGCCGCAAAGTCTAATGCGGTTCAGAAGCGCAGGCGTGAGATTCGCGAGACGCTTCTAGATCTCTTGGCCATGCCGATGAAGCCGGGCAAGTTGTCCCAGGCGTCCACTATCGCAGGACTCACGGGTAAGAACGTGACCGCCAGCGAAGCCATGGCGCTCGCCATGCTCGCCCAGGCACTCGAAGGAGACGTGCGCGCGGCTGAATTTGTGCGCGATTCTTCCGGACAGAAGCCAGTACAGCAGATGGAAGTGTCCGCCAACGCCAAGGAAGCCAGCGCCGCGTTTAAGAGTCTGCTCGACGAGGTAGAGAGCGATGGAGACCAATAGAGCACTCGCGACGCTTATGGCCAAGCACCCGGTGCGCCTGGCGCATGAGCTAGGTTACGACCTTCTGCGCGAAGGACTCCACGACAGATGGATCCATGAGATGGTGTTTGGCCACGGCGACATGACGCTTCAGTCGCATCGCGGTTCATACAAGACGACCTGCGTTGAGGTGGCTCTGTGGTTGATATTGCTCACGCGCCCAGACTTGACGGTGGGATTCCAACGCAAAGGCGAGAATGACGTCGCGGAAGTACTTGCGGCGGTCAAACGCATGGTCGAGCATCCGCTCACTCAGGAGATTGCACAGAGTATCTACGGCCAACCACTGAAGCTGACCACGGCAAGCTCTACGGCAATCTCGACCAGTCTCGCGTGCAATGTCTCCGGCTCACCACAGTTAACGGGTATCGGTATTGGCGGCTCTCTCACCGGTAAGCACTGGGACATCATCTTTACAGACGATATCGTCACACTGCGTGACCGCGTGAGCCGTGCCGAGCGTGAGCGCACGAAACAGATTTACCATGAGCTTCAGAACGTCAAGAACCGTGGCGGGCGCATCATCAACACGGGAACACCGTGGCACAAAGACGACGCGTTCACGATCATGCCACCCGCTGAGAAGTGGCCATGGGATACCACAGGGCTCGTGAGTGTGGATGTGGCCACAGAACTAAAGGCGTCGATGACGCACTCACTTTTTGCGGCTAACTACGAACTGCGCCACGTGGCAGAGGAGGGCGTGGTCTTCGAGGGCGATTGTAAGACCTTCAAAGACGAGAGCCTTCTCTTTGACGGCATCATGCATGTGGACGCGGCCTACGGCGGTTCAGACGGTACGGCCATCACGTGCATCAAGTGGGTGGGCGATAAAGCATACGTTCACGGCGAGCTGTACCGCGAGACGCACGTTGACAGGTGTATGGCGCGCATCCTAGAGCTACACCGCGAGCTGAGACTTGGCACGGTCTACATGGAGAAAAACGCGGACAAAGGATACGTGGCCGACAAGCTCGATGGGTACGGACTACCCGTCCACACGTATTCAGAGACCGCCAACAAGTTCATCAAGATTGCGACGTATGGCCGCGGCACTTGGTCCAAGCTGTCCAGGCTTGAAAGTGTCCGCGAAGCCAGCGTCGATTACTGGAACGAAGTCATGGACTTCACCGAGGGAGCGGAGCACGATGATGCGCCTGACTCCCTCTCGTGCGCTATTCGCTTGCACGACAATGCGCCAACCATTCGACTATTTAGAGGAGGCATTTAGTGGGTGCTGACGTTAAGGGAGCAAACGCTTCCACGTTTGAGCAAAGGGGCGGCTACCGCCTACCAAAGGACACACAGATGACCGCGGAGCTTCTTGGTAAGCTTTTGGTGGACTACCGCGCAAAGCAGGTTAACCGCTTGGCCAGCCTTCGCAAAGCATACGAGGGCGACCACGACATTCTGCACCAAAAGGAAAAGGCAGAATACAAGCCGGACAACAGGCTCGTGGCCAATTTCGCCAAGCAGATCGTGGATTCCATGGTCGGCTACTTCTTGGGCGTTCCTATTCGCACTACCGCAGACGATGAAGCATTTGCGGAGTATCTGGACGTATGGGGTGCGGTCAATGACTCCGACGACCTAGACGCAGAGCTTTCTAAACTAGCGGACATCTACGGTGTTGGTTATGAGCTTATGTGGCGCGACGAGGAAGCCTTCGCGCGTTCTTGTTCAGTCACGCCGATGAATTGCTTCGTTGTCCGCGATGACACGGTAGAAAATGACATCATCTACGCGGTGCGCTTCTGGCTCGACGATAACCTTTTCGACAATGCTCGAGACACACTGCGCGGCACGCTCTACGACTCCATGTTCGAGACACCGTTCGTGATGGACGGCTCGAAGGTCATCTTCGGTGAGCCCGTTATTCATGGCTTTGACGATGTGCCTGTGGTTGAGTATGTAGACAATGAGGAGCGCCTCGGACTGTTTGAAGGCGTTATGTCGCTCATTAACGCGTACAACAAGGCCATATCCGAGAAGGCTAACGATGTTGAGTACTACGCTGACGCATACCTGAAGATTCTCGGCGCACGCCTGGACGAGCAAACGCTGCAGAGCTTGAGAGACTCGCGCATCATCAACCTGGACTCGAGAGACGCGGCAAACGTCACTGTTGAGTTTCTGTCTAAGCCTGACGCAGATGGCACGCAGGAAAACTTCATTGATCGTGTGGAGCGTCTTATCTTCGTTTTGTCGATGGTGTCAGACCTCTCAAGCGAGAAGTTCGACACCAGCTCAGGCATTGCTATCAAGTATCGCCTGCAGGCCATGAGCGATATCGCCGTCGTAAAGCAGAGGAAGTTCCGCCGTTCACTCTCTAGGCGCTGGAAGCTGCTCTGTAATTACGCAGGAAACACACGCCTAGACGCTAAGGCATGGACCACTGTCCGCGCCACCTTCACACGCAACCTTCCATCGAACCTGCTCGAAGAGTCTCAGATTGCTGGCAACCTCTCCGGCATTACGTCCGAGGAGACGCAGCTGTCTGTCCTGTCGTGCGTTGACTCGCCACAGGCTGAGATGCAGCGCATGGCTGACGAACGCGCCGAGCAGGCCGCGCAGATGGTCCCAGACCGTACAGACACGGGGGGGGCGAGTGATGGAGGTCTGAAGTCGCTCAACGGAGCACAGACCCAATCACTTCTTTCTGTTATTGCACAGTACGCCGCAGGAAGCCTGTCAGAGGCTCAGGCGATAAGCGTCATTAGTGCGTCTATTGGAGTAGATCATGACAAGGCACGCTCGATTCTTTTGGGCGATGCTATGCCAGAAATTATTAACTAAGGAGCAACATGGACTCGTATTGGCACAGCCGCCAAACGCTCGCTGACGCAGCGATGGAGAAAGACGAACGCGCCCTGTCGATACGCGTCCATAGCGCTTACGAGAGCGAGCTCCGCCGCTTGAATCGCGAGATTGCGGAGTATTATCAGCGCTACGGCGAGAATGACGTTCTGGAGTATCGCCGTCTCATGGAGACGATGGACCCTAAAGACCGCGAGCTTCTTATCCGTGACTGTGACGAGTTTTTGCGCCAGCACCCAGATATGCAGTCCATTGTGGATGTGCGTAAGAGCATCTACCAACTGAACAGGCTCGAAGGCTTACAGGCGTCGGCGCGCTTGCACCTCTACCAAGCAACGGGCGATGTAGTTCAGCGCATTGACAACCACATCGTGCGCCAGTCCTTGCGCGGTGCGAACACAGCGGCTGAAGCGATGGGATTTGGTCGGTCGTTCTACAGCATGGACTCTGACGCAGTTCGCCGATTTGTCGATACCGTGTGGACGGGTAACACCTCATACTCTCAGCGCATCTGGGACAACACGGAGACCCTTGCATCTTACGTGGCGCAGGATATGTCGAAGGCACTCGCGCGCGGTGATTCGTACCAACGTATTGCGAAGGCTCTCGAGAAGCGTTTTGTGGACGTTCCGCAGTCATCGCTCATGCGCCTGGTCTACACCGAGGGCACTTACGTCTCACGCATGGCGCAGGTTGAGGAGTTGAAGCGTGAAGGCTTCGACTCTTACACCATCGAGGTGGTGCATGACGAGCGCGCCTGCGAAGAGTGCGAAGGCGTGAATGGATCTACATTCCGCTTCGATGACATGCAAGTGGGCGTGAACTTCCCGCCACTCCATCCATATTGCCGTTGTCAGATTGCGCCCGCTGTGGACGATTGGGACGCCTGGCAACAGAAGCAGGAGGAGCTTGGCCAAGGACAAGCAGAGAAAACACTTGAGAGAATCTCTGGCGCTAGAGGAGCAGTTAGTGGCGCTTTATACAGTGATGAAGTAGGCAATTTTGATCGTATGGAGCAGCATGCAATTAGATATTACGATGCTGTTCGCAGTAGGGATAGAACTGAAGAAATAACGAAAGTAACTAATAATTCAGGTGTTAGTAGGGATGTAGTTGAAGACGCATATCAACATATCTTCTATGACTTGCATCTGGACCACAAAAATAATCTAACGCGGTTTGACCCTGATTACTATATGGCGGTATCTTGGCAACATCTAAGCAATAATGAAGATATTCAAGAAATGGATATCGTAATGTTGTATCATGAAGCAACAGAGAAACATTTAATGGATAACGGCATGCCATATGTAGAAGCTCATTGCACTGCCAATGAAAAATATGGGTATAATTACGAGAGTTTTGTTGAGGAGCTTAAAAAGCGCAAGAAAGGAGGTAATCAATAATGCTGGAATATGAACTTCTTGGAATAGTTGATGGTGTTGCAACCTATCAATATTATCCAGAGGGAGACCGCAAGAATCCCGGCACGATTCGTTTTGATTCCAATTTTAAGATGATTGATTACGTACTTTCTAAGCGTGACGAGTTCGCTAGATATGTGGTAAAGCTCTTTCGTTGGTTCGAACGCCAGAATGAATTTGATGACTCAGGCTTTATTGCTTGGGGTTAACCTTCACCAATCAACCAGCTTTCACGAGCCACCTCCGGGTGGCTTTTTTGTTAGACCGCCAAGGAGGTGAGAATATGGCGCGAGTAGTGATCTACATGGCCGAGTGGTGCAGCATCTGCCGCGGGACTATCAAGCGTATAGTGCCGGCTTTGTCTGAAGAGGATATTGAGTACGAAATTATCGACGTGGATAGCTCACCGAGGTCCAGGGACGCGAAGAGCATCACTCACCTTCCGACGGTGTGCGTTGTGAATGCAGGGGAGCGCGAGCTCATGCGTTGCCGTGGATGTCCCACGGACGAGGTACTAGAGAAAATTGTTGAACTGTGTATTGAAAGCGACTAGACGGTCGCTTTTTTAATGCATCGACCAAGCTTTGATGTCGCTAAAAGCTAAGGAGAAAAGGCACGCCGACGCGCCTTGGAGCGCCGGGGATTAGGAGAAAAACAATGGGTGCAGAAACAAACGCAGCAACAACCACAGAGACCGCAGAGGAGACTAAGCAAGCTCAGGCTCCCGTAGTGGATGGCGAGGGCGCTAACAAGGACGCGGCCACTACCACCACACAGACCGAGCCAAAGCAGGACAACAAGCAGCAGCCAAAGTACACGGACGCTGATGTTGACGAGATTGTCTCCAAGCGTCTCGCGAAGTGGGAAAAGCAGCAAGCCGCAAAGGTTGAGGAAGCTGCAAAGCTGGCCGAGATGAATGCTCAGCAAAAAGCAGAGTACGAACGTGACAAAGTCCAGAAGGAGCTTGACGAGTACAAGCGTCGCGACACCGTAAACGCGATGGTGGCTGAGTCTCGTCGTCAACTCTCTGAGCAAGGTATCGCGGTCAGCGATGACATTCTCGCGCGTTTAGTGGGTGAGACTGCAGAGGAAACAAAGGCGTCCGTTGACGCTTTCTCAACGGCTTTCACGGCGGCCGTAGAAGATGCTGTGAAGAAACAGCTCGCGGGCAAAGCTCCTGCGGCAGGTGTGGCCACTAAAACGATGACCAAAGAAGAGATCTTGGCCATCAAGGACCCAATCACTCGCCAGGCAGCCATCCGCGACAACATTGGATTATTTGTTTAACACTAAGAAAGGTGGCACATTATGCCAGCAGAAACAGGACTTACCGTAAAAACCGACATCGCTCCTGAGATTTCTATTGATTATGTCAACCGATTCTCCCAGGGCATCCAGGAGCTTCAGAAGGCTCTCGGTATTACCAACCTTATCCCAGTACCACAGGGCGGCACCATCAAGACCTACAAGTTCGTGAAAGACGTCAAGAGTGGCGTCGTCGCCGAGGGTGACACCATTCCAGCGTCTAACATCAAGCGCCAGCTTGACCAGACCATCGAGCTTCCGCTCAACAAGTATCGCCGCGTAACCTCCGCCGAGGCTATCCAGCTTCGTGGCCGCGACCGCGCAATCAACGAAGCCGACGCTCAGCTTATCGGCACCATCCAGAACGGCATCCGTAGCGATCTGATTGCAAGCGTCGCAACCACTACAGCTGCAGCAAAGAACGGCAAGACCCTTCAGGCAGCTATGGCCAACCTCTGGGCAACTCTTACCACTAAGTTCGAGGGCTATGACGGATTCGACACTGACGCAGCTAACCCATTCGTCTTCTTCGTCAACCCTCTCGACGTTGCTGATTACCTCGGCACCGCAACCGTAACCACTCAGAATGCTGGTGGCATTACCTACCTCAAGGACTTCCTTGGCCTGGGTACCGCAATCACCTCTTCCAAGGTTAGAGCAGGCTCCATCTTCGGTACTGCAGCTATGAACCTCAACCTGGCATACGTCCCAGCAAACGGTTCCGACCTTGCTTCCACCTTCGGCCTGACCTCCGACGCTACTGGATTTGTTGGTATCACCCACAACATCGACACCAAGACCGCAACCTGCGACACCTTGGTTATGTCTGGCGTCAAGATCTTCCCAGAGATTACCGACGGCGTTGTCAAGGCAGAGATTAAGGCAATCGCCTAATTCACGAGTAAGGAGGTGAGCGTATGAGCGTATTAGATCGTGTTAAGACACGACTCGAAGCGGTCGAGGATAAGCCGAGCGATAAGTGGCTGGAAGAAGTCACACATACGCTCACAGACCGCATCTGTTTGCGCATTGGCGTGTCCACACTACCAACTACAGCCGAGTCTCTTGTGGTCGATGCAACCGTCAAGGCGGTGAACCGTCGATTCGATGAAGGCATCACGCAGGAGGCGGAGGGGCAGGGCGGAACCTTGGCCCTTCAGTTTGTGGACGACCTTCTCGCGGAGTACGCCGCGGAGCTTTCCGCCTTGGCGGAGATTGCTAGGGCGGACACTACCGCCGCCCTGCAGTTCCCAAAGGTGAGGTTCGTATGAAGTGGCGGATGTGTGAGCTGATTGAGCTCGCGGACACCGACGCGCGCGACAAACTAGGAAACCGTGTGCTCTCGCGCCGGGTGCTTACAACCACCCGGGCGAGGGTATGCCCTGCGTCCCTTGTTGAGACGCAAAACGAAGGCAACGACTATGCGGCGTGTGATTTGACGCTTATCACGACAGTTCCCGCCGAGCTTGCCCTTCGTGCGTCTCTTGTACGCTTTTCCGTGATTGACGCTGGCGACGTCTTCGAGGTCATCCATGTGAGTGACTTCGGACGCCGCCGCGTTCTATCGCTGAAGAAGCTGAAGGGTGATGCATATGCCTAGTGTTCGCCTGCAGTTTGACGATGGCGGACTTGGCGACGCACTGAAAGAGCTCGCAAACATCAAGCCTGAAATTGTTATGAAGCGCACCGTGAATGAGATAGCTGAAGACCTACGCGCAACCACACCGAGAGACACAGGCGAGTTGATTGGATCTATTCGCCAAAGTGTCAAAGGTGGCGAAGGAGAGATTGGCTATACAGGCGAATACGCTCCGCATGTTGAGTATGGCCACCGCCAAAACGTTGGCCAGTATGTTCCGAAGCTTGGAAAGCGCCTAAAGGCACCATTTGTGGAGGGCCAGCACTTCTTCGCTACGGAGATCAAGGCGGCGCGCGCTGTTCTGAAGAAGCGGTGCGGTGAGTACCTAAGGAGTAAAGGCTTATGAGGCAAGCACTAAGGCGACTCCCGCTTGACGACTTTGTCGCGGCGGTTGTGGCACGTGTCAAAGAAGGCACGGGCGTTAAATGTGTGACCGACGCGAATAAAGAACCCTCTCCTCTTTATTCCGTCGGCGCACTCTCAGTTCGTCCGGACAAAACAAAAACAATGTGGCTGGACGTCTACACCATCGAGCTTCACGCAATCTCCAAGCCGTCCAAGACGCGCGAGGAGATATTCAAGATGGTGACGGCTCTAGAAGAAGCCATGAGCCAGCCAATTAGTTTGGCTTGTCCGTTCCAGGTCATCCGTCAAACGGATAACGGTCTAAACACAATCAAGCGAGACGAGACAGGAGAATGGCACGCGGTTGTGCCGTTCGATGTGGTCGTCTCCTATGGTCTGATTATTAAGTAGAAAGGGGCATTACTATGCCAGATTCAACTGCATTCGATAGTGGTGCATATTGTGACGTTTCCGCCGGTGGCGTGAACGCTGTAAACGGCGCAGAGGTCCTGCTCGGCGTATTCAGCGCGGACGGTTCTAAGCTCCTCGCAATCGCTGGCGAGAAGTCTCACAAGGTATCGCTTTCCGCTGATACTACGAGCGTCTCTACGAAGTCTTCTCGCGGCGCTTGGAAGGTTAACCGCGCATCTACCCGTTCCTTCGAGGTTTCCGTTGATACGGTGGCCGTCAAGGACGCTGAGAGCGATAAACTGTTCCGCCAGGCACTAGCCGACGGCACTATTCTGTGCGTCAAGGAGTTCCTGGACAACACAGACTTCACGCCAATCGGTGGCGGCGCTGTCATCGTTACCAAGTACGAGGCTGACTCGCCAACCGATGACGTACGCACCGCGTCTGTATCTCTCACAGGTACAGGCAAGTGGACGTGGTTCGATATTGACGCAGCCGCCAAGGCTAAGGCAATCACCAAGCCAACAGGACGATAGGCGTCCACAAACACAACTCACGGGGTAGCTTCGGCTGCCCCTTTTTTATTAGTTAAGGAGTAAGAAATGGCAGATTTTACCTTCGAGGTTGACGGTACTACATACGAGCTTCTCTACGCGGAGAAGCGTGTTGAGATGGCCGAGAGTGCGATTGGTAACAAAAGCATTATTTCCGTGTTCACCGCTCAGCCAACTCTGCGCGAGACTAAGACCATCTTCGCGTATGGCATCCGTGAGAGTGGCCAAAGCGCATGGGTCAATCCAACACAGGCCATCGAGCTTGCTGGAAAGTACCTACAGGAGCACGGTTATGCTCAGATGATTGAAGCCGTAAGCGACTCACTCATGAAGGACTGCGGTTTTTTATTCCGATAGATCTGAAGAGCCCGCGCTGGGTCAGACCATCCACAAACAAACAACAGGCCAACCAACCACAAGAAGCGCCACAGAAGCCGCTGACAGGCTATGAGCGTGACGCAATGTGGGCGTGGGCGGCTGTTCGCTTTGGGTGGACGCCGGACGAGTTTGACAGGCTTACAGCGGCTCAGATTGCCCTTCTTCAAGTGGCTGAGCATGACCGCGTCGCGTCTGACCAAATGCTTCTCAACGAAGCAATAGCGAACGCGCTCGCTAATGGTTACAAGAAGAAGAGCGAAGAGCCTGAGCTTCTGTGGGTTGAAGCAAACAAGCCGGACAAAAAGACCATGAGCGCAAAAGAAGCGCGCGACAAAATGGCCGCGCTTGAGAAGGCTCTATCGAATCAACAGAAATAAACATGAGAGGAGGTATATATGGCAAGTGACTATACACTCTCCGCGAAATTAACCGTTAATGCCGACGGCTTCATTGATGGCGTAAACAAGGCGCAGTCTTCACTCAGTCAGATCCAGAACAAGGCGCAGGAAGTGTCGCGCTCTATGGATCACAGCATGGGCGACGCGTCTGGCAGCGTGCAGTCATCGTTTGCAGAGCTTAGGTCGCGAGCTCAAAATATCTTCAGCGGCATCGCGACAAGCGCGAGAAATGGACTGACCAACGCATGGAACGCCGTGCGTACCAACACCCACCAGATTACAAGCTCGCTGATTGGCGTAGGCCAGGCGGGAATTGCTGCGGTTGCTGGTATGGCCATCCAGGGCGGTATCGACCGCGCGTTGAACATCGACAACGCACGAAAGAAGCTCGCTGGCTTTGGCCATGACGCCCAGGACATCGAATCCATCATGGACTCGGCCACTCAATCAGTCCGTGGCACCGCGTTTGGCCTAGGCGATGCAGCAACGGCCGCGGCAACGCTTTCTGCAGCTGGCATTAAGTCCGGCGAGGATATGACCAACACGCTGAAGTCCGTCGCGAATGTTGCGGCGGCATCTGGTCGAGCGTTCAACGACATCGGCGTTATCTTTTCGTCTGTCGCATCGCGTGGCAAGCTGATGGGCGACGACATGCTGCAGCTTTCAAGCTCTGGCGTGCCAGTGCTTCAACTCCTTGGAACATACCTTGGTAAGACGTCCAAGGAAGTCTCCGACATGGTCTCCAAGGGTCAGATTGATTTCCACACATTCTCGGAAGCCATGCGCATCGGTCTAGGCGAAGCGGCTCTGTCATCTGGTAACACACTGGCTGGCTCATTCGCTAACGTTCGAGCCGCTCTGTCGCGTCTGACCGCTCCAATCTTCACACAAGCCATTCAAGTGTTGGTTGATGCGTTCAAGCAAGCGGCACCGGCTATTGACGCCATGGGCAAGCAACTCGGCAATATTCCGACGTTTGTGGCGCCTATCGCCGCAGCTTTCTCAGCTATGGCACTCAGTGGCCTTGCTCCGGTTATTGCCAATATCCCAGTGCTCGGCGGTATGCTCGGCCCTTTGTCTGGCTTGCTTAGCGCGCTAGGTGGCCCCGTTGGAATCGCCATCGCCGCGTTTGCTGGGCTGGTTGCGGTGTCTCCACCACTGCAAGATGCGCTCGGCAATCTTATGGGCGCACTTGGTGAGCTTGGCAACGCTCTAGGGCCAATCTTCGGCGCTGCAATAGACGCCATTGTTCCGGTGCTGAACTCAATCGTTGAGGTGCTCGGCGGGGCATTCGCGGTCGTCGTCAACGGCGCAGCGGATCTAATTAAGCAACTCGCGGACGCAATCACTAACCTATCCACTGGCGGAGGATTTGACGCGTGGCTTCAGTCCATGCAGCCGGTGGCCGATTTCGTTATGAGTATCCTGCAGCCTGCACTTGACGGACTAAGCACGGGCGCGGGTCTTATCGTTGAAGCGTTCAGCGGATTCGGTGAAGCTGTTGGCGGAGCGTTTGAGACTCTATCGCCATACATTGAAACGGCACGAGACGCCATTTCTCAGTTCGCTGCAGCGGCTCAGCCACTTGTTGACACAGTCCTGCAGAACTTGGGCGTGGCGTTTACTACAGTGGCCACAATCGTGTCTGTGGTATTTGGTGCGGCGTTTGAGGTTGTCGGCGGTATCGTCATGGCGGTTATGGGAACAATCTCCGGCATCATTCAGACCACGGTCGGCGTGATTCAGACGGTTATCGGCGTGTTCGTTGGTATCTTTACAGGCAACTGGCAGATGGCTGCCAATGGCGCGCAGACAGTGTTCCAGGGCATGAGTACAACCGTCACGAGCATCGTGAACGGTCTCTCGTCTGCTCTGTCCGGCATTGTCAACGGTATCTCCGGAACATTCCAGGCAGTGTTTAATGGTATCTCGAGCACGGTGGGCAACATCTTCCACGGTATCTCGAGCACGATTGGCAACGTCATGGGCGACGCCAAGAACACCGTATCCGGTGCCCTGGACGCCATTGCAGGATTCTTCCGCGGACTTCATCTTGAGTTCCCAAAGATTAAGCTTCCGCACTTCAGTATTTCCGGCACATTCTCACTCGCGCCACCATCAGTCCCAAGCCTTGGCATTGAGTGGTACGCCGAAGGCGGTGTTCTGATGAACCCGACCATGTTTGGCATGAACGGGGACAAGGCCATGATTGGCGGAGAAGCGGGACCAGAAGCAGTCGCACCAATCAGCACGCTCACAGGCTACATCAGTGACGCTGTGAATAACTCTAAGAGTGACGACGAGCTGATTAGCGAGATTGCTGGACTGCGTGAAGACGTGCGCAATATGCGCGTAGTGATGGATGGCCAGACGGTCGGTTCGATTGTCTCGCCCTACGTTGACTCGAACCTTGGCGAATATAAGGTGGTGGCGAATAGATGACGGAACTAACAGACACGTACGAGGTTGTGGTTGATGGAGTGCCGCTTTGCGCCACCTATCGTTTGGCAGTTACGAACTACACAGACAAGCCACCAGCCACTAGAACGTCTACGGTGTCTATCCCTGGACGTGATGGCGTGCTGGACTTATCTGAATGGCTGACGGGCGCTCCTGTGTTCGATAAGCGGACAATCACTATCACGCTCTCGCCGCTTGATACACACGACTGGGCAAGCGTTGAGACGACGCTGACCGCCCTACGTAACATGCTCCACGGTAGGCGCCTAGAGTTCACCCTGTCCTGGGACGAGGGTTATACGTACACAGGACGCTTCGAGGTAACCTCCCAGACGCTCTACGACGAGACAGCGGCCATCAAGCTAACGATTACTGCAAATCCATACAAGTCGCGCGGCGTCATGCACTACGAGCTCGACGGAGAGCTTGGCAAGACCTACATCATCGACGGCCCCGCGCATGCGGTGGTTCCGACCATCACATGTCAGGCGCGCGCCCTGGTCAATATCAACGGGCGAACCGTTGACCTTCAGCCGGGTGTGTGGATAAACCGCGACTTAGAGCTCCACAACGGAAAGAACCGCGTAACCGTGAACACTACGCCGGACTACGGAACGGCAATTTGGCGCGATTATGCGGGGCTCACGTGGGAGAAGTTTGACGGAACAAGCCTGGCATACGTCGGCCGCGCTGGACAAAACAGGCTCAAGGGTTTGAAGTGGTCCAGCCTTGCCGGTAAGAAATGGCAGGACATGCGCGGAACATGGCGCGAGCATGCGTACGTCGATGACGCGGAGATGCACAACAACACAACAGTTATGCTCGACTTCGATTGGAAGGATATTTAATGAGCACAAAGACTCCAAGGCTGGGTCTCACGAAGCCTGACGTCACGGACGAGACCGTTCAGACTATTAAGGATCTAGCCAAGAACTTTGACCTCCTGGACGCAATGTTCCCAGTGGGCGCGATTTATCAATCTACCAAGCCAACTGACCCATCAACGTTCCTCGGTGGCACTTGGCAGGCGTTGAACGGTGTATTCCTCCTGGCTCAGTCGCAGAAGTTTCCAGCTGGCTCAACGGGCGGTGAGGATACTCACACGCTGACTATCAACGAAATGCCAAGCCACAGCCACGACACCTCCATGCACTATGGCACAGATAACGGCGGTGGAAGCCAGTGGACTGCACGCTCCGCTGATACATACACCAATTACCGCTTCCAAGTGGACGCGGTCGGCGGCGGTCAACCTCACAACAACATGCCACCATACAGGGCTGTCTATATGTGGGAGAGGGTGGCTTAAATGTACATCTTGAAGTATGCGGGTAGTATGCTTCATGACCCACGTACAGACACTCAAATTTCAGCTGGTACCTTAAAGGAAGAGTCGGGGCAATCTCCGACTCTTTCTCTTACTATCCAGCCAACACACCCACTCTGGCGCGCATTCAACCGCGAATCGGTCATGAACACCGAGCGCGAGATTGAGCTTACGGAGCACGAGACACAGAAGATTCTCTTCCGTGGTCGAATCCGTAAAGTGTCGATGTCCATGAATGGATCTATTGATGTCACCTGCGAGGGCGCTATGGCGTACCTCAACGACACCACAGTCCGTCCATATAAGACATACGACACCGACGAGATTGATTGTGAGATTAACGCCCCCGCTAAAGCTGGCGAGCTGTTCGAGTGGTTCATTGAGCAGCACAACTCACGCGTGTCTAACCGATGCGAGAAGTTCAAGGTAGGCATTAACGCCGGTATTAACTTTGGCGCACTCCAGCGTGGCACTGGCACACGTCCAACCACATTGAAGGAAATGCGCGAGAAGCTTACGAAGCTCTGCGGTGGGTATTTCCGTGTTCGGTATGTGGGCGAGGATAACTACTTCGACTGGCTGAACGCGGACGGTTCAAGCGAAGCCGCTCAGTCTGTGGAGCTTGGTCAGAACCTTCTTGACCTAAACACCGGCGCAGATGGTAAGGATATCTACACGGCCATCGTCCCTGTGGGAAAGACCGGCGAAGGTGAAGACGAGAAGGATGTAACCATCGATGACGAGCACGCTTACGTTGGCGGTGGCTATGACATTGTCGGCGACGCGGTTGTTGATACTGCAATGGCTGAGCGTTACGGCGTTATCGAGAAGTTTATGGAGTATGACCATCTGAACCAGCCACAGGCACTTGCAGACAAAGCAGTGGCCGACCTTGCCGCGGGCAAACTCTCTGATTCCATCACCGTAAGCGCTACGGACTTGCACTACGCAGACGCGACTGTTCAGCAGATTGATTACTTGCAGCGCGTTCAGGTCACCAGCGAGCCACACGGTATCGACCGCATGATGCTCTGTGTTGGTCGAACGATTAACCTTGTGGACCCAAAGGCCACGCGATACAGCTTCGGCGCAATCGAGGGTACGCTGACCAAGAGCGGAACAACGTCCCAGGAACGCACACAGGAAGCAACTGACAAGCGTCTGACCGCCCTCGCATCTACCACGCGCAAAACGGTAGAAGACACTCACAAAACTACGGTCAAGGTTGCAGCAGTCGAGGAGAAAGCGGTAGCGGTTGAGAAGAAGGCTGACGCAGCTACAGAGAAGATTGCAGACGTAGCAACTGCAGCAACAGCGGCGGTCGAGAAAGTCGACACCGTGGCAGCTAAGGCTGAGAAGGCAGCAGAGGAAGTGAGTCACGTGGCCACAGACGCAGCAAACGCAAACACAGCAGCAAAGGAGGCGAAGACTGTGGCAACGGAAGCAAACAATAAGGCAGAAGAGGTGAAGAATGCGGTTGATGATATGGCAAACGCTTTCTCTCATGATGAGGGCGGCGCACATGTTGGCGACAAAGATGGCGTTCATACAACCATCGACAGCCACGGAATGAAGCTGTTGAAAGGCTCGGAGGAGCTTGCGAAGTTTGAACAGAGTGCAGTGTCTCTTGGTGGTGGTGTGTTCAATATCGTAGACGGTTACAACTATGGTAAAGACGATACTAAAGTGACCGCGATATTTGCTAAGCGCTTGTTGTTTAATTCAGGCGGCGCTTTCTTTGTTAATGCTCCTGCGATTAGGTTTGATGTATCAGGTGGCCAAAATGGAAATACAGTTAATGGCATTGGTTTGGGTTCGTTGGGGTTTATTGCTTATGACAGAACCCACGGACGTGATGAAGTTATAGCGTTTGAAGATTTAGCCAAGCTTATCAAGTTCACTTCATGGACCACTCTACAAGACGACGGCGTTTGCCGTGTTCGCTACTGTATCCGTGGTGGAATGTTGTACCTAGATTGTTATCTTGCAGCGGGTTATTCAACTCGTACCACTACAGCGCAAATGCCTAAAGACCTACTTCCATCGAACGCTGGTTATTATCCGCTAGGAACGCAAACAGACAACAACACAGCAAAGATTTGGCTGGGTGCAGCTGGCGGCGGCGATGGCCATGTGTACATCTATAACTGGTCGAGTGGTTATTGCTCTGGCGTTGTTCCTGTTATTCCTAAGAGCATGGAATAGGAGGTGACAGCATGAACCCACTAACATTCGAGCAGATTGTCGCTGCGGTATCGTTTCTCGGCATGGTGCTCACGCTCATCAACGGTGCCAAGGCCATGAACCGTGCAAGCCAGGAAGATGCCATGCGCTTGGTACGCATCGAAGAAGGCGTGAAGCAGCTCAAGAGTGACATAGACGATACTCAGAAAGCGTTCACGGCATACATGGCACGCACGGACGAGACAATCACTAACATCCGCGACACCATCTCTGTCCATGACACCCGTCTGGCAGTGGTTGAGGATGTGACCCGTAATCAGGCGGGAAGACTGGAGCGCCTAGAACAGGCGCATACACACTAATTCTGATTTAAGGAGAATAAACATGATTAACGTAATTGTTCGTATCAAGAACCGCACCTTTTGGCTGGCTCTTATCCCTGCAGTGCTTTTACTTATCCAGGTAGTTGCCGCACCATTCGGCTACCAGTGGGACTTTGTCGCACTGAATCGTCAACTCGCTGACATTGTCAACGCACTCTTTGCAGTCCTGGCTATTGTGGGCGTTATTGTTGACCCAACCACAAAGGGATTAAGCGATTCTGCACGTGCAATGACCTACACAAAGCCTAGTGCGAGCCCTTTAGACGAGGAGGCACGCTAATGGCAGACTTTTCGGGCGAAATTACCGCCGACGCGTATATTCCAACGTCAGCATATTCAGCTGGGCGAGACGGTCATTCCGTGCAGTATATCGTGGTACACCATGAAGCTGCCACAGGTTTAGATGGTGCAGCCATTACAGCCATGTGGGACAGGATGCAGGCACAATCTGCACACTATTCTGTGGATGGCGCAGGCACTATCACACAGCACGTACTGGAGAGCAACACCGCATGGGCGTGTGGCCGCTGGGTCGCTAATTGCGAGAGTATCTCCATTGAGCACGCCAACAACTCCACATCGCCCTGGACTGTCTCCGAAGCTACTCTAGAGAGTGGCGCGCATCTTGTTGCTGCACTGCTCATTAAGTACGGACTTGGCTATCCTCGATGGGGCGGTAACGTCCGACCACACAAACAGATCGTGGCCACGGCGTGTCCTGGTGAGCTTGCAGGCTCTCAGAACGTCCACTATATGGAGCGCGTGTGCTACTGGTATGAGGTCATGACCGGCACCCGCACAACTTCTGAGGTTGGCTGGCACACAGACGGCAAGGGTTCGTGGTGGTACCAGACGGGCGCAACGTCCGACGATTACGCCACAGGCTGGCTTAAAGTTGGCGATGGCTGGTATTACTTCAACGAGTCCGGCTGGATGCTTACAGGCTGGGTCCATGCAAGCTGGGACGACTCGGAGAAATGCTGGTGGCACTTTGACGAGAGCGGAGCACTTGAAGCTGATAAGTGGCTCACATACAACGACAGCTGGTATTTACTAGGCTCAGACGGCAGAATGGCTACTGGCTGGCAAGAGCGTGACGGCAAGCAGTACTACCTTGACGAAACAGGGCGCATGATTACTGGCTGGCTCAAGCTTGACGATGACTGGTTCTATCTGCGCTCTGATGGTTCACGAGTTGAAGATTGCCTTTTCGAGGTCGGCGCGGATAACATTTGCGCGTTTGACAAAGACGGCCGTTTGCTCACAGGTGACATTACTGTAACCACGAACGACGACGGTTATATCTCGGGCGTTAAGTAACACACAACCCCTCCTGGCTTATGCTGGGAGGGGTATTTTTGTGTCCCAAGCGCGTCCCAAATAGCATTTTTACGCGTATCTTCTGAACCTTATCGCCAACAAAACTGCACTTAATACGCATATAAACAATACAGAAATTAAACTGTTACAATAGATTGAACTATTTATTCATATTATTACCGCAGGTTAACAGGTATATAGCTAACATTTACGTCCCAATTCGTCCCAATTATCTGCATACGGATGTGCTTTGTATGCGACGGCGATAGTCTTCGCGAGCATTTCCGCTTCTGGTTTATCGTAATGGATCTCCGTGACGCTCGTGCCTTTGTGTCCCATCATACGCTCAATTTTCTCACGCTCAACGCCCAACTCCCAGTGGGTGAACGTTTGCCATGAATTGCGCAGACGGCTCACTGGACGATAAGGAGCGCCATCCACTTGTTCAACTAATGGCCGCCATACATCAAGCAGACGCTGTTGTGTTATTGGCCTGTCTCTTGGCCCTTGCAATATCCATTCATCATCAGACGCTTGCACAAGCTCAAAGAGACGCGCTCCGAGAGGTCCTGGAACAACAGACGCGTGAACACTTTGCGTGGTCTTTAGACGGCTAGAGACGCCGTGCTTTTGCGTCATCTGCTTAGTAATTGGAATAATGGCCACGGGAACACCGTCAAACTCGACCAGTTCAACTTCATCGTTTCTAATGGCCAGCGTCTCACCGACGCGCGCACCACCGAACGCCGCCGCGATAAACCACGCCTCTAAGTATGTGCCACGGATAGATCCATAAAGCTTATGTAGTTCGTTAAGCGTCCAGATACCGTTTTCGCGCTTTTGGCCATTCTTCGGCATGTGGTAGGGGCGTCTAGCAATATCCGCTGAACAGATATCGCGGAGCTCACACTCTGAGTATATAAGCCTGAGAATAACTTTCGCGTTTCTCGCGTGCGAGATGGTCATTTCGTCGAACCACGACTGAACAACCAAGGGGCGAACCGTATTGACGGGGTTCTTGTCGCGTCTATGATCTACAAACACAAGACGCCAGGTGCGCTTGTACGCGTCGATGGTCGCCTCTGAAATGTCGCCAGCCACAAGACGTTCTTCTAGGCGCGGAAGTACCCACATATCCCACACTTGGCCAAGCGTAGGCGCTGGTGCGTCTTCTGAGTGGTTGAGCCGAAGCTCTGCCAGTCTGTCGTATGCTTGGCGCTTAGTACCGCGTACCGTCTCAGACGCTCGGCGATATCCCTTGGACGTCTCCGACCAATACCGAATGCGGTAGCGTTTATTTTTCTCGATTTCTGTTACGCTGCCCCAATTACTGCGCATCGCTTTTCGTGGCATAATATGTTCATTGCCTCCTTCGGTGGTGGCTTGCTCCCTTGTCGTCTTGGCGGATGTGAGGGAGCTTTTTTGTTATTCTTAACTAAGCCATTACTTATAGTTTTGTGCGTGGTTTGCCTCTGACCGGAACAGGGGCTTTTTTATTGCTTAAATCTTGAAATCAAATGGTATGGAATACCACACCACCTCGCCGATGACCGTGATGGACTCAATTCCTTCTACCGTCTTATCGTAGACCTGAGCGTGGAAGGTGGGGTCTTTAGAGTCTGGGATAAGCTCTACGCCGTTCTCCAGTTGCTTGATGCGCTTGATGGTCGCATCGTATCCATTCACACAGACCGCATACGCCGTTCCATCCACAACGGGGGACTTCTTCTCCGGATCTACTAGCGCGTAGCACCCGTTTGGCAGGACGTTGTTCATGCTCTCGCCATCGACGGTCAAGAAGAACGCGTTAGGGTGGCGGCGGCGGATTTCAGCCGGACAAAGTACAGTGGTCTCGACTACGTCCATCTCTATTGGAATGCCTGCAGCAATATGGCCAAGAAGAGGAACCTCGACAAATCCGCCATTTCTTTTATTTAGATATTCGTCACGTTTGGCGCGTAAATCCTCGTAGTCATAGTCCGTTTCAAATCCTCTGACCGTGTAGTGAAGTCCGAGCGTGTTATATATCTTCTGGACGATTTCAAAGCCAGAGCCACTAATTCCGCGCGTTAAGACGTTGTATACCGTGGTCGGTGGTAATCCAATAGACTCGGCGAATCTTTTAACACTGCCATAGTCGTCAATCATGAACTGACGCAGACATTCTTCGATGGTCATTATTACCCTCCTTGGTAATATCAATATACATAATTTACCCACAATAAAAATTTTTTGCAATATTCTCTTGCACTATTACCCAAACAGGTATATAAACTTATACAGTTACCCAATCGGGTAAATAGAGGAGGTGAAAACATGAACGGACAAAAGCTGCGCGAGCTTCGCAGAGCAAGCGGCAAGACACTGCGCCAGATCTCTTACGAGAGCGGTGTAACCGAGCAGGCAATTTTGAACGCCGAGGTTAATCGTCATCTTCCACGCATTGACACTTTGCTTGCTATCTGCAAAGCAATCGGATGCTCGGTCTCTGACGTCGTTGATGAAGACGTCGTGGCCAACCACTAAGCACCATCGCACTACTTGATTGTTGAACCTTGAAAGCTGAATAGCTAGATGTGACGTGAGACGGGGGAGCCGGTGACGCCCGCCATCTAGTAGACCTATCAAACCGACAAACGGGAAGGAGGCATATGGAACGAATTGACGGAAAGAGACTCGAAGCAATTCGTAACTACAGAGGGATGTCTATTAGTGACATAGTCAGAAAAACTGGCGTTTCCTATCAAACCATCGCCGATATAGAGACTGGATTTACAAAGGGTCCACAGTTTGTGACTCTTTCCAAAATCTGCCACGCGCTACGGTGCAAGGTGAACAACGTCATCGTTAACGAAAAAGAATAGGAGGTTTCATGGCCACAACAACAGAGACGCCTGAGAAGTTAACGGTTTCAGTGGCTGAAGCTTCGATTATTTCAGGCTTCTCGCGAGTAGTTATTCGTACAGCCATCAAGCGCGGAGAGCTTAAAAGCCTTCTGCCACATGGTTACGTTCGCGGTCGTCGTATTAAGAAGGCTGAACTTCTTAAATGGATGCGCGAGATGGAGGTTTAAGAGTTGAAGGTAATAAAAAGTGCTCCCACGACTTTGCAGAGTCGCAGGAGCGGGTCAAACAAACCAGCCGGGGCGTTTGACCTCTCTATTTTAGCAGGTAAGGCAAAGAGGTTCATCCCGCAGCTGTTTGCAGCCATGAGCCTGTGCGGTGTTACGCCGCTCATCATCTTGTGGCTGATGTGGAGATTCGGCTTCGCGCCCGCGCTTTTAGTGGCGGTTTTATCCGCGGCAGTCATGATTCATTGGATTAACCAAACAGAACCAGAGAGTAGGTAATACATGAGTGTAAAAATCGCATCGCTTGAGTTGGAAAACGTCAAGCGTATTCACGCCGTCGAGCTAGAACCAGCACAGGACGGGCTCACCGTCATCGGCGGAAAGAACGCCCAGGGCAAGACGAGCGTACTCGACGCCATTGCATGGGCGCTGGGTGGCGACAAGATGAAACCTGCCGACCCAAATCGCAAAGGCGGAGCAACACCCGCAAGGCTGCGCGTTGAGCTGTCTAACGGCATCGTGGTCGAGCGTAAGGGTAAGAACGGCTCGCTTCACGTCACCGACACAACGGGCAAGAAAGCCGGCCAGCAACTACTGAACGACTTCATCAGCCAGCTGGCACTTAACATCCCACGCTTTATGAACGGAACAGACGCCGACAAGGCGACCGCGCTTCTGCAGACGCTAGGCATTGATGCAGAGCTCGCGAAGATTGACGGTTCAATTCGCGCAACCTTCCAAGACCGCCAGCTGGTTGGTCGAGACGCTAAGGCAAAGCGCGCACACGCTGAGAAGCTTCCACACCATGAGGATGCACCAGCCGAGCCTGTAAGTGCGGCAGCGCTTATCCAGGAGCAGCAAGCAATCCTGGCACGCAACGGCGAGAAACTGAAGGCCAAGCAAGACGCAGAAGACACCGCAAAGAAAGCGGAGTTTGCACGTTCTAATGCATACGCAGCAACCTCACGCGTTGCAGATCTAGAGCAGCAACTCAAAGAAGCGCGCGCCGAGTTGGCCAGACGCACGAAGGAAGCCGAGGAAGCTGAAGAGAAGGCGAAGGTTCTAGCACAGAGCACCGCCGAGCTGGTTCTTGAAAGCACCGAAGAGATCGAGTCGTCCATCGCCAACATCGAGACGATTAACAACAAGGTGCGCGACAACCAAGCAAAGGCAGAAGCAGACGCGGAAGCGCTTCGCGTAGAGCAAGAGTACGACGGTCTTACACAGAAGCTTGAAGATTTGCGCGCAAAGCGTCGCGGACTTCTCGACGGCGCACCACTTCCACTGCCTGAGCTATCCATTGATGACGAGGGCGCGCTTACCTACAAGGATCATACATGGGGCGACATGAGCGGAGCCGAGCAGTTGGTCGTTGCTACCGCAATCGTTCGCGCAACCAAGCCAGAGTGTGGCTTTGTTTTGGTCGATAAGTTGGAGCAGTTCGACACTGACGAGCTTAAAAAGTTCGGCGAGTGGGCGAAAGGCGAGGGACTGCAGATTATCGGCACCCGAGTGGCCACAGACGACTCTTGCACCGTGGTAATCGTGGACGGCCGCATTGAGGGCCAAGACCTCGCAGAGCCAGCTCCGGAGAAGTCCCACGCGCTTGATTGGGACGGTGACGCGGCTCAGCCAACCACAAACACACAGCCTATAACTCAACAGTGGAAGGGACTCTAATGGCACAGTTTAACGTCATCAGCGGTGTGCAGCGTACCGCCATTAAAACGCTTATTTATGGCCCCGAGGGCATTGGTAAGTCCACGCTTGCCGCCATGTGGCCAAACCCAATCTTCATCGATTTGGAGGGCGGAACAAACCAGCTTCCAGTCGTACGACTTGAATCGCCTTCAAGTTGGTCGATGCTTCGCGCGGAACTTACGGCCATCAAGAACCGCGAGATTCCGTGTTCTACGGTAGTTATTGACACCATGGACGCAGCCGAGCGCATGTGTGCGGAGTACATCATGGCGCGCGATGGTAAGAAGAGCATCGAAGAATGGGGTTACGGTAAGGGGTATACGATTCTCCAGGAGGAGTTTGGCCGCTTGCTTGATTACCTCACAGACACCGCGGCTTCAGGCATTAACGTTGTAGTCCTGGGACACTCAACCATGCGAAAGTTCGAGCGTCCTGACGAGTCAGGCGCCTATGACCGCTTCGAGTTGAAGCTCACGAAACAAGTATCGCCCATGGTCAAAGAGTGGGCGGATATGGTGCTCTTCTGCGATTACAAGACCTATGTCGAGACGAACAAGTCCGGCAAGGCCAAGGCGACAGGCGGAGCGCGTGTTATCCGTACCACGCACGCACCAACATGGGACGCAAAGAACCGCTTCGGACTACCTGACGAGCTGCCACTGAAACTGGGCGAGATGCCCGTACAGCTTGGCGAGGTTATCCCAGACATGGTGGCAGAACAGGCTGCAGCCGCTCCGGTGGCCACGGTGGCGCCACAGACCGTTCCAGTAGCAACTGCAGCACCACAGACCGCGCCAGCCGCTCCTGTACAGACTGAGCCGACCACAACAACCACGACTGATAAATACATCGCGCCAGATTACCCGGAGCGCATGAAGAAGCTTGTAGATCTGATGGTGGCCAACAAGGTTACAGACGCAGAGCTTCGAGACGCCGTTGGCAAGACGGGCAACTTCCCTGCGGAGTGCTCGCCTGTGGATTACCCGGAAGGCTTCGCAGATTATCTCGTGAGTGGCTGGGACACCGTCATGAACAAGTACATCCTGCCTGCACGTGCTATTGAAGCGGCAAAGAGCGCGCCTGTTCCATTCAATTAAATCGGTATTTATTAGCTAGAAAAGGAGATAAAAAATGGCTAGTACTAAAGGTTATGCCTGTCTCTTATACACATCTCCGAGCCCACGAGACTCGACGTCATCTC